GAACCTGAAGTACCTGACGATCCAGAGCTTCCAGAAGTACCTGACGATCCAGAGCTTCCAGAAGTACCTGACGATCCAGAGCTTCCAGAAGTTCCTGAGGAACCTGAAGTACCAGAAGTACCAGAAGTTCCTGAGGAACCTGAAGTACCACTTGAACCTGAAGTACCTGACGATCCAGAGCTTCCAGAAGTACCAGAAGTTCCGTTCGAACCAGAAGTACCTGACGATCCAGAGCTTCCAGAAGTACCAGAAGTTCCTGAGGAACCTGAAGTACCACTTGAACCAGAAGTACCTGACGATCCAGAGCTTCCAGAAGTACCAGAAGTTCCGCTCGAACCAGCAGTACCACTTGAACCAGAAGTATCGCTCCAAAAAACGTTACCATCATCATCGATCACGAGGACCTTGATTTTGGTTGCATCCTTCGGTACGTGGCTGAGATCGACTTGCTTAATCTGTAACTTATTTGACATTTAAACCCAACTTCATTTTACTAAAGTTATTTATCAGCCCAAATTAGGTAAACTAGTCACAATCGTTTTTCCTTAGCGTACAAAATTGCTTCTACGTATTTTCCGGAAGCTGAACCCATTTTAATTTTTGAAAAATCTGTCGAGAATGGATCTGAATTGATGAAGTCTCCCTTGTAAAATAGGGTTCCATTTTCGCTGCTGGTGATTCCAGCATTATGCATTATGTTATGCTTTTCGTAATCCTCTATCGAAGAAGTTCCCCAACTGAACGATAATTCGTTGGATATGCGCGGTTGCGCTCCAATTTTTATTCCATTCCACAGAACTGCCCACATGTCAGCGCACCATTTCTGTACGGGATTGTAATCCGTTAATCTTTTGTCTATTTCCAGCATTTTAGCATTGATCCAATCTTCGGTTAATGGAACGTTGCTATTCGTTATTTCGGCGGACAGTTTTTGTTTTTCTTCGGCTATTTCTTGGGCCATCTTAACTCGCTCAGCCGATTCTCTATTCGCCATGAACTTGTAGAGAGCTAAGGAATCTTGTTTCACGTTCTTCCAATACTCTGTCGTGAGACCCTTCATCAGATGTTGGGCTCCACCGGAATTACTCTGGTTTGCTTTCGCCAATTCCGGTTCTATTTTAACTATCCGACACATTTCCAAAAAAAGATCCTCGCCCTTCGATCGAATGTAATCAGCTCCAATGTAAGAGATCGTATCGCTGAAGTACCAGAATAAGTCGTTGTTGAGCGAATCGAAATTCGGTAATTGTCGAAAAATAATATCGGAATCGTGATAAAAAATAGTCTCACCGCGAAGATTCGGAAACGCTGCGAAATGCTGTTCGAGAACGTCAGGTCGCAGTACTGGAATGTACCCGAAATTATCCTTCACCGTTTTTGGATAGGAAAAGAATCTGACGTAAGGGTACTTATTTGCAAGAGCGGTAAGTTCGAGTGAAGGTTTTCCAGTAGTAGCCCAAATAACCTCAATCCAATTGGGATTGATTCCGACCTTTATGAAATTGTGAATCATTACCTCGACCTGCCAATAAAAATAAGGAACGTCTGGTTGAGCTGATATGAAAGTTACTTTTTTAGTGAGCATTAACTGCGAAGGTCATTTATTTCTTTATACAGATTTCAATATTCTTGATTTATCCAAATAATATAGTAGTAGTAATTCCAGAGGTTGTAGTCGTCGTAGTAGGAATGGCAGATAATGGAACTTCGACCTCGTACTCGCAAGTAGTGTTGTACGTGAACGTGTAAACTCCAATGACGGTAAGAACCTGAGAGAACCTGATATCAGATATGTCGAATTCCCATGGAAGCGTTATTGATGATCCGAGCAACCCAGTTAAATCGTGATGCCCGCCTAACTGATCAATAAAGGTCACGTCATGCGGTCCACCTGGGGTGCCCGTAAATGTGACAGAATTAGGATTATTACCGTACGGTAGCGTGAAACTTATATTATGCGCTGGACAATGACCAGGTTCGGTAGTAGTTGTCGTAGTTGGAGGTTGAGTGGTGACAGGAAGTCCCTTTATTAGATAAAACGGACTGAATGCTGAAACTTGAGCGTATATGCTTCTGGTAGCATAATCTGGAGAATACGGTCCAGTAAGAATAGTCTCATCTACCAGAATCGAACCGACCTGGTGAAATACTCTTACAAGATCAAACTCCGACTCAGTCATCTCTTGAGGTAGCGTGAATTTCACGATGGCTCCACCGGAATAAACGAAATTGACATCGTTTATCGAATAACACAGAACGCTATTTTCCAAGTAATAACCGGGAGGTAATACGTAAGATCCACTAGTAGTCGGAATTGGCAAAACACATACGGTGATCGGGCCAGCGTTCGAAGTAGAACCAATTATTTCTATTCCAAATTGAGGAAAAACGGTAGGGATGGTGTCCGCTATTTCCGTGATGCACGAGTACCCACTCTGAGAGCAGTAAGGATCGACCGTGAAGTAATGTAAGGTAACTGTATCGTAATTTTCTAGGGTCCAACCTGCTATGGATGGATTGAAGTAAAGAACATCGGTTGAGTCTATTGCTCGTATGGCAGAAGCAGTAATTCCTCCGTCCTTGCTAAAGTAAGCTGGCATGGTTTTTACTGCATCTCCGACTCTGATCTCCAAACCGTTGATGAACAGTAGCATGTTGCTGGAAGCCAGCGGTGCTGGAACTAGAAAAAGGCCGGAAGAAATTGGTGATTCGTCAACCGTGACAACGTCGGACGCTGCCGACATGATGACTTCTTGCATGCAAGGAGCGGCTCCGTATCCGGCACCGGCCAATAGGGTCCAACCTGTCGTGGTCAACCAAACGTAAACTCCCTCAACTCTATTTCCCTGAGCTTCGATGTAGACCAATTCTCCCGGGATTCCAGTAGACGGAAGCAATCCGTAAACTCTCAATCGCAACCTTAACGTGTCAGTCACGTCGTCCGCTATGAAGTTAGCTGCAGTTACTGAGCCGTACATCTTAAGCCCATTTCTTACCGTCACCCAATTCGCATCGATGTTACTAATGTCGACTGTTACTTCGGAAGTCCCCTGTTCGTAATTGATCGATGTTAAGAATTCCTTTATAGCCGAGGTTAGGGTCCGGAAATTAAAGTTTGACAGTTCAACTATCGAACTTGTGCTGGTATTGCTTAGCGCCTTTACCGATGTGAGCTTTACTTCAACTGACATGCAAGTGTAAGATTATTTTTCCGATTCTTGGCCAAGAACCATTTTTTCGATGAACTCCGTCTTGGAATCCACCTTGCTGTTAATATCGACAGTTCCCGAACGAATGATGCATTCCTTCAGATCGCCGTAGATCGGATTGTTTGGACTGCTCTTGATGTAAGTCAGTTCTATTTTGTTCTCGCCGTCCCGTTGGAACGCACATTCTTTCAGATATGAGTATCGAATATCGTTCTTATCGATGAAGTACGATTCGATTATTCTCGACGATCTCACCTTGCAATCGTAGAACTTACAGTTAGTAAGTTCACCCTCTATGTAACACCTGACGAAATCAACGTCGGAAACGGAAAAGCATTCTTTTAAGTTCGATTCTCTTACTTGGATCCTCTTCAGTTCGGTATCGTAATTGACCTGACCTTTCGTGAGATTACCTGTGGTGATGAGATCGAATAACTTTTCCCTAAGGTTAGAGTAATTGGACTCGAGAATTCTTGGATCGTTTTTCAGGTCAACGTAAAGTTCTATGTCCGGAAAGGTCCTTGTGAAATTCTCATAAGTTTTGACGGAAAGAAGAACGTCCTTCCTGGTCTTCATGAAGTCGGCGATCTTTCTCCTTTCGTTTACTGTGTACTCGTTATTGTGAAGTAGAGTATCGTACAGACTTTCTGCCATGTAATTGATGAGATCGACCGCTTCTTTTTTCTTTTTCTCGTAATCCTTTCCGCCTGCATACCTGACTTCCAAATAATTGCTAGGAAGTTTCGTGAAGTTAAGGCCGAAGTACTTTGAAAATGGAAGGTTGAAATCCAACGGGCTTGATGGATTTGCATAGTCCAAGCTTGCCTCCGAGATGAACTTGTTCTTTGGATAAATGTTCAGGACAGAGTTTTTGTAGATCTTTTGGATCCTGGACTTGGCCGATGGCCATAGGTCGAAGATTTTTGCTTCGTCCAGGTTCAAAATGTACTTAAAAACGTTGAGATTTTGCAGTTTTTCCTTAAGATCGAGATCAACTTCATTGAACGAGATGTTGATGTGTAGTCCAGTACGTTCGTTGGTGAAACCGTTCTCGTTAATGAAATTGAAAACCTTTAGCAGAACGTGAATGGCTTCGTTGTACGGCATTACTCCGGTGATGAGCTCATTCGTTTTCATACCACCAGAATAGTCAGGTTCGAGCTTGAACGAGTTCGGGAGAACTGGCGTTTTTCCATGATACCGATTTGTCCAATTGACCGTCTTACCTAGGGTCTTGGATAATTTCTCGGAGAGTTCCTTCCTGGTCAATGGAGAAAAGAACTCGAACTCGAATCCGAGCTCGACGTTGTCGAAAAGTTTCTTCTTGTTTATGTCTTTGTACATAGTTAGGTTATTTATTCGAGGTTAACGGTTTATCGCAATGAACGGAGCATTTAGCCTTGGCCTGCAATTGTCGATTATGGCCAGAGTGGATTCGTCCCTAACGAACAGCTGGCTGATCACGAATTCGTGATCCTCAGTTTGAAGCATAGTATTGAACAGTCTAACGTTAGCCAACCAGTAATTTGCTCCAGGTATTGCAAAATTCGCGGTAGTTTCGAAATCGAACTTTCCGATATTCTGAGTTCCGCTGTTCAGGACCGGAACGATTCCGTTGAAATTCTTTACGTTAGTTGGATCTTGCGAAAACGAGTACACATTCACTTCCAACTGACCGTACTGCGCGGATAATGGAACTATAACGGCGTACCATTTGCCGTAAGCAATGGTTCCAACGTTAAAGGTGTAAGTCGTAGAATTTATCTGTACGTACACAGTCAGATTAGGGGTATTCGGATCATCCATGATCGAGCCAGAGATGATTAGTCCTTTCTGTTGAGTATCATCATATCCCTTGAACAGAGTGATGACCTGTGTGCCCTTAATGAAATTGGCGAGAGCACAGAACGTCATGTTAGGAGTGTCAGTTGTGGATGCTTGTTTCTTGTAAACTATAGCATTGTCCGATTGCATGAAGCTAACTTTTCCGCCATCTTCCAAAATCGGAACCCTCTCGGTAGGCTCGAAACCTAAAGTTTTGTAACCCTCAATGACCAGGTACTTACCTAGAGCAGAATAGGAATCCTTAGGCCCGGTCGTTTTGATTCTCGGTTTAGAAATTTCGCCTATCTTGAAATTGTAATCTCCGGTTTCCAACGTATTTGCCATCCATGCAGAGAACACTTCGCTATCTTCGTATCCCCATAATTCAATAGGAGCAGAAGTAGTGAGCACTTGATCAGTAGTTTTTCCGCCCTGGCTAAGAGTGTAAACAGTTTGTGTAGGCTTTACTGGACTCATATCGTAATAGTACTCAATGAGTTTCGAGTAATTGAAAGTGATGTCCTGAATCTTGTTCTTGAGTTCTGGGTGAAGGGCCCTACGAGTCTCATCGAACCTATCTGAGATAGTTTTGAACTGTTGCTTGTCAAGAGCATCCAGCGATTGCGATGCAGCTTCGTTTCCGAATAGCTGATCCGATGACATGATGAGATTGTCAAGGAACTCACGATCCTCAGCTTTCATGTATATATCAATGTTCGGATGGAACTTCGTGAGCTGAATCCTCCAGTACATAGGTTCCATCATGAATCCCCGGTAAAGGTAGGATCCCTGGATCTCGTACATCCTGTTCAACAATGGGAAGTAAAGGTAATCCTTTTTTCTCGGTTGAGAATTTCTTCCGAACATCTGTTGGAAGTAAACGTTGTCAATGTGAATCTCGAACGGTATTTCGAAATCGACTCCAAATTCCGCAAAGGTAGGTTTGTTATCCGGAAATTTGTTTTCCGGAACGACGACTTTTATGCACTTACGAGTTGTTGTCTTGAATAGGGTCCATTCCTTGAAAACGAAATCTCCGCCATCCCGGTCGGGCTCAGTCTTGAAGTAAACGACATCATGGCCGAATATTTTGTTAGTTTGTAAGCTAAGTTCGTGTGCTATGCCGATCGCTGTGCCCGCATCGTAAGGTTTGAACAGAGCGTCCTTTTCCGCAGTGATCATTGGGCATTTTTCCTCAGAGCACTGAACTGGAGGACTGTAATCCTCTCCTTGATTCTGGGTGGTTTCGATAAAGATCTTTATCCATTCGATCTTTAGGGTATTAGTCAGCTGATCGTACGATCCATCGTCGTACTCGTACTTTATCTCAAAGAAAATGTCGGACTGTTCGAAGTCCAGCGATTCCAATTCGGTGAAATTGGTCATGCTGAAAGAATACCACAGGGACCAGTTGGCCCTATCTGTTGAATACCTAAGTTTACGTGTGATGTTCGGTTCTAGAGCATCGCCGAGTTCAAGTTCTTCCTTGTACCCGTTTGGCTTTACTAACCTTACTGCTTTGCGCACAGGTTCGCCGGTCGTGAAAATTCTGTAATTCTTGCTGTACCCTATCGAATTTTTAGCTGGGTCGGGAACAATCTTGTATGTGACTCTCTGCATTGAACCTATCTTTTTGTTATTTATCGTAGGTCAATCAGAAATAGGCGGTCGCTTTTCGTTATATTATTTCCCTACAGCTAACTCGATCTATTTCGAACCAGATAGTTGGGCCAGAGAACTTATCAGTATTCATGTAAAATACTATGCCATTGAACGGTATCGAATTGCCTGTGATCTGTGTAACTATTGAAACTACAGAGGTTGGACTTGCTGAATATTCAGCAGCTATGAATCCTCCGTCCAAATTTACTAAGATAGTACCGTTCAGCCTGTACACGAACAACGAAGCATTCGAGCGATACCTAAATTCCAAACGATAATTATTTTTAGCTTCGGTTATAGCGAAATCATTGCTAACTACGCCGATGTCTCCAGTTTTACTGGACTGCCGAGTTATCCTTTGCACCCTATTTCTGAATCCTACTGCACCTGGTGAATAGATCGAATATGCGGTGAATTGGCCAGGAATAAGACACCAACCGTCCCCCAATCCTGAAGGAGAAAGTTTATCTACCCAATCTTCTCTTAATATTGCCATTGTTGTTCGTTAATTTTAGAAGTAATCGCTGTCCGCATTCGAAACGAGTTCATCGCCAAATCCCGAAGGAACGGTCGTTGTTGTAGTAGTTGGTCCAGCAGTCGTTGTTGTCGTAGTTGTTGGAGCGATTGTTGTTGTGGTGGTAGTTGCGAACGGATCAGTCGTTGTCGT